CATGTAGCAGAATATAGAAGAAAACGATACGCAGAAAATCCAGAGCCACAGAAAAAAAGCTCGATTGAGTATCGAAAAAGTAAAAACAATGAACCTGTTAAGAAATACAAATACAAGTATCCACATAAGAAAAAAGCCCACTTGTATGTTGAACTCGCTGTTCACTATGGACATCTTATCAGGCCAGAACATTGTTCAAAATGCGGTATTAAATGCAAACCCCAGGGGCACCATCATGATTATGATTTGCCTCTTGATGTTATTTGGCTATGTACGAAGTGTCACGGATTTGAACATAGAATCAATTACGCTGAACGAGCAAGCGAGAAGACCCGAAAGGGAAGCGGTGCTCTGAACTTACAGGAAACTGTAAGAGGCATATAGAAATATTATGCCCCCACACATTGTGTGGAGTAACAAAATTGACAATAATGACCCTTGTATGCTTCGTCACACGGCTGGATGCAGTTTTTATCAAGGCCAGTGCATCACAAATGACCTCTGGATTCAGAACCTACGCTCAACAGGTATCTAAGAAGGAGGTTAATTATGTTGCCATATAGTTTTATCGGCGCATGGACATATACCAACGCCGCAACACCAGTTGCTCAAAATATTCCAATGACAGATAAACCCGATTGGGTTTTCGTCAAGGATTTGACCAATTGGGGTGCTCAAAGCACAGCAGCCAACCCGATCTATTCCGAATGGTTTAGCTCGATGGCTGCAGGTTCCTATTTAGCATTGGGTCAGCCATCCTCAACGGGTTCTGGCGTGACCACGTATGCTTCACAGGGGACTAGTGGGGGTTTTACATTTATTGATCAAACGAATCCACCGACTTATTCTAAAGTCGCGATTACTGCGATCAATGGTACAACCTTTGTTGTATCTACAGGCACAACCACAGGCATCAATGTCGGCGATTACATTCGTCTTATTAATGTCACGGGTGCGCTTGAGCTTAGCTCTATTCTGTTCCAAGTAACCGCTGTATCCGCAGGGGTAAGCATTACTTTGGGCATGGCTGCAACAGCAGCTAGCGCGGGGTTGACTATTGCTAATGGTACTACAGGGTATTACCAAAAAGTATATCCCGGCTTCATGTATCCAAAACTAGAATCAGTTTTGTACATTACGCAGGCGACACAGGCAAAGGTTTATTTTGCGAAAGCAAATGACTATACACCTGGCGAATTGGTCGATTTCCAAATTCCGACTCCATACGGGATGACGCAACTGAGCAATTTGACTAAAACACCAACAGGAGGCGCTACAGGCAACCCTCCAGGTGCTGCAAGAGTGCTATCGGTTACTAACTCTGCTACAGAATCCTCGATCACCTTGGATTATGACACAACAGGGTTTACAGCATTCACCTATCCGACTTCAGCAAACTTTGCTGGTGGTTTCTCTCCTGCAACTTGCTTCCCAGCAGGTTCGGGTGTTGTTCCACTGAATGGATCGGCAACGATTCCTCAAAGTCCTCCAGGAACCAATCTTCAAGACGCTTTTGACAATCGTGCTCAATACGTAATGAACATTGGCACTAGTGCTGTTGGTGTAGCCAGCGCAAAGATGCAAGTTTTCGCTTTCAAAGCGGATTTCCCAAATAATTATATTACTAATGCGTAATAGATTGGAGAGGGTTAAAAGCCCTCTCCTTTAAACAAAAGAGGACGTTATGGAAGTTAGAGAAATTGGAAAGAAGCAAAAAAACACTATGGCTCCTGCTGAGCGCGACAAGCTGTTGAAAGAGTTAAGAACGGCAGACGATAAAATCAAAACAGGCATGTTTGAATTTATTGATGCACAAGGCGGCTGGCTAGAATTTAGCTACAGAAAATATCCTGGTGAACCCGTAAAAATCATCAAGCTTATACATGGTGAAATCTGCGATTTGCCTATGGGGATTATTAAACATCTGAACAACACAAAGAAAAAAGTTCGTAGATATAACCTAGAGCTTCCTATGTCTGGAGGTAAACCCCCAAGAACATTCGAAACAATATCTAGAGTGCGATTTACACCTATGGACGTATTGTAATGAGTTCGTTTATCCCTTCAGATTTTGGCCCTCCTTTGGGGGCTAATTTCATACCTAATCTGCAGTATATAACGAATATCACGCAGGCACAACAAGCTGTAGTGACGTTTCTTGATAATACGAATTTCACATTGGGGGAATGGCTAAGTTTTAGGATTCCCCCAGCCAATGGCATGATACAGCTGAATAATCAGAAAGCTAGAATAATTGCTATAACACCAAATACAGCAACGATAGACATAGACACATTGCAATTTTATCCTTTTATATATGTATCAGACCCACAAAACCCTTGCATTGCTGTCCCTGCGGGTTCGGGGATTATTCCCAATACTGGGTATGTGACTTTAGAAGATGCTTTTGACAACGAGCCTACTTTATGACTTTAGCAACTTTTGTGCCTACGTTTCTCTTGTTCCCGACTCTGGCTGATGCCGTTGCAAAAACACGGGCGTTGACAGGATCGAACAATTCTTTTCAGATAACAGATGAGAATATCGTTAAGAAAATGAATAGCTTCTACAGCTACGATTTGCCAGCGAAATTCCGCTCTCTGAAATTGAAGGACACCTATACGTTCACAACAAATGTAGGCCAAGACACATATCCATTTAACAGCGAATTGTATACCACGGTTGAAATGCCGTGTTATTGCGCCAAGAGAGAGTTAAAGCTTTACAATGACCCTTGGAATTTTTACGGGGTCAATTTCAATTGGCAAAGTCAAGAAAACTTTGCCACTGGAAACGGAACAGAGGGTGCAACTACTGGATCTATCACAGCAATAACCAATGCATCTCAAGCTTTAGTTACTAGTTCAAATCATGGACTTGTTTCAGGTTTACGAGTTTTGATTACGGGTGTTGGTGGAATGACAGAACTTAACGGAAATACTTATACAGTTACTGTGGTCAACGTCAACCAATTTACATTAAATGTCAATTCAACAGCTTTTGGAATATATATAAGCGGAGGTTCTTGGTTTACGTCTGCTTATAATGGGTTTACAAATGGTCACCCTATAAGTCCAAGCGTCAATAACGACCCTGGCCCGCAGAACAATCCTAGTTTATATTTTCCTCAAAGTCGCATTCAAAATATATTGATTACAGCTAATGTAATTGGTGCAAATGGTGTCGGTGAAACTCAAAGCGTTACAGATGATGGGCAGGGAAATCTAATTCAGATATTCCAGACATCAAACAATACCAATCAAGAATATGGATGGACGTATTACCGACAGTATGCGTCATCAACTCCAAATACCGCTGGCAATGCAACCATAAATTACCAAACAGGCGAAATAACCGGTCTAACGTTCGCGTTGCCAATACCTCTAGGAACGCCAATTCAAATACAGTATAACGCCAGAAAGCCGTCTATTCCTTTGGCAATATTGTTTTACCAAAATCAGTTCACTTTAGCTCCTATGCCAGACAAAGGCTATACCATTGAACTAACAGCATATCGTTCACCAATTAAAGCTCTTTTGGCCGAATCGAAAGCGGGAAATCCAGAGCTTAGTGAATGGTGGGAAATTTTAGCCGTTGGTGCTGCTAAAAAGATATTCGAAGATAGGTTAGATAGTGACGGTGTTATCTACATAGATAAAATGTTACGAGAGAGATATGATATAATAGAGTCTCGTACATATGCCGCCATAGGAAGCCGTCAGATATACACGATATATTCCGATCAGGTGACATACAATTACAGCCAAAATGGTTTTGGTGCATATTTTGGAGGCCCATGAAAAAGAAAATCCCCATTAAGAAGAAAAAGAAACTAGTCACTCCTCCAAACAAAAAAGTAAATATGGGCGGTGGGGTATTTGTAGGCCGTCACACAACAGGTTGATTTATGGCAGTTATCAAAGGTAAAGAGAAAAAACTTAAGAAGCGTATACCGACAGCTAAAGTCAGATTATTTGAGAAATCTAAAAAGATTTTAAGCCGTCCTCAAGATACGCAACCAATCGCAACAGTAGCAGTATAAGGAAAACCAATGCCTATTCCTTCATATGTCACAGGATACCCTCCAGATGGTTCTTCATTAGGAAGCACAAAAGCGCAAATTCGTTCTAATTTGGACGGAACTTTTCAAACATTGGGCGTTAACCATTTTGACAACAACTCGCCAAATGCTGGACAGCATCAATTTATTCAGATGCCAAATAGTTCTGTTGCGCCTCCTGTGCCAAATGGTGCTACAGAATGGGACATATACAATGGCGGCTCTTCATTTGGTCCTGGAACTAATGACATTTTTTTTCTTCCTCCCGGAGCTGCTACGCTTGCCGATGCTATTCAAGCAACCAGAAATGAAAAACCTGTTAATGCAGTTGATGGATACTCTTGGCTTCCTGGTGGAATTTTGATTCAATGGGGTCAAAAAGCAACTCCCGGGGGCGCTGGGACTGTTTCTTATCCTATTCCTTTTCCCAGTGCGGTCTGGAATATTCAATTAAATTATTCCAGATCGGCTACATCAAACGCTATAAGTTTTGCCATTGATTCCGGTGGTGTAAACAATACAAGCCAATTTACATATTATTCTACGACGACTGGTTCAAACGTGCTTTATTGGTTGGCCATAGGTAAATAACATGTCCATGTTCAATCAGGTTCTCATAGGTGGTTACCCAGGAGGCGGTCTTACAACAGATCGCAAGCCATTTATGTTGCCAGACCAAGCGTTTAGCAAGCTACAAAACGCCTATGTTTTCCGTGAGCGTGTAAAAAAACGCATCGGAACAGACAGCATGGGAAGGCTTCAAAGACAGGTTAGTGTTAGTGGACATAGTCTAACAGCAGGATCAATAAACCTAAAGACAGCTTTAAGTTTAGAATCAACAGCGCAAATCGTCCCGGGATCGATTAACATTGTCGGCGTTACAGATGGAACGACATATAAAGATCCAGCAAAGGATGGCACATTGACCGCGTCTGGTGGCACAGGCACGGGCGGGACAATTAATTATGCCACAGGGGTTCTTTCGATAAATTCAGGCGGTGCTGAGGCTATTACAGGGGTTGTAAATTACTATCCCGGATTGCCCGTTATGGGAATATGCAAACAAGATGTTTCATCTGTAGGCATAGACAACACGATTTTCTTTGATACAAAATATGCCTATCAATTTGTCGCTGGGCAGTTTCAAGAGTTGGTCTCTTCTACACCAACCACATGGACGGGAAGCAATACGGATTTTTTCTGGACATGCAACTATCAAGGCGCAGATACAGACGTACGATTGTTTTTTGCTACAAATAACAATATATCATTAGGTGCGCCTGCACCATATGATCCAATACGATATTACGACAATACAACCTGGACGAATTTGCAGCCATTAGTTACTGCTGCAAACACGTTGTTTCAGGCTTTGATTGTAGTCCCATATTATGGAAGATTGTTGG